GATCAGACATTTGCAATCACTGCTCAACCAACAACTGCAAATGAGTTGGTTCAATTGGAATACTACAGCTTGCAAGCTATCTTCTAATCATGGCCACAAAAGACTCAAGACTCGCTCGCGTTGGTGTGGAAGGCTACAACAAGCCTAAGCGCACGCCATCGCATCCAACCAAAAGCCACGTTGTCGTGGCCAAGGCCGGTGACCAAGTGAAGACAATTCGCTTCGGTCAGCAGGGCGTGTCTGGGTCTCCAAAGAAGGAAGGCGAGTCAAAAGCAGACAAGACTCGTCGAGAATCATTCAAGGCTAGGCACGCTGAGAACATTGCCAAGGGCAAGATGAGCGCAGCGTATTGGGCCAACAAGGTCAAGTGGTAAGCCATGCAAATTCCAATCCTAAACGGCATTTACGCTGACAACACGCCAGAACTGCGCACCAGTTATCCAGTCAACATGATGCCAGTGCCAAAGAAGTCTGGCATCAGCAATGGATTCCTGCGACCAGGCGATGGCATTGTGGCCAACGGCACAGGTCCAGGCACTGACCGTGGCGGCATTAACTGGAATGGTGTCTGCTACCGAGTCATGGGCACCAAGTTGGTGTCTGTGGCCAGCAATGGCACAGTGACCACTTTGGGTGACGTTGGTGGACCAACCACTGATCTGGTGACGATGGATTACAGTTTCGACTTGCTTGGCATCGCATCAGGTGGTCGACTGTACTTTTGGGACCCAGTGGCATCCACACTTACTCAAAATACCGATCCAGACCTTGGTGTAGTGCTCGACTTCTGCTGGGTCGATGGCTACTTCATGACGACTGATGGTGCCAATTTGGTCGTCACTGAATTGTCTAATCCATTGTCTGTCAATCCATTGAAATATGGAAGTTCAGAAGTTGATCCAGACCCTGTGGTGGCACTCATCAAGTTGCGCAACGAGGTCTATGCGCTCAACAGCAACACCATTGAGGTGTTCGACAACGTGGGTGGTGACTTGTTTCCATTCGCACGCATTGATGGCGCACAAGTTCAAAAAGGCGTACTTGGAACGCATGCATGCTGCATTTTTCTTGATCGCATTGCCTTTTTGGGTGGTGGTCGAAATGAAGCGCCATCCATTTACATTGGCGCAGCAGCCACTACTCAAAAACTAAGCACTCAAGAAATTGACAACCTGCTTCTGCAATATACAGAAGCACAGCTGGTGCGCGTGCAACTAGAAGCACGCAACGACAAAAACCATCTTCACCTTTATGTGCATTTGCCAGACCGCACCATCGTCTATGACGCATCAGCATCAGAGGCATTGGGTGAGCCGGTTTGGTTTACGCTGGCCACAACCGTGGTTGGCTTTGCACAGTATCGTGCACGCAACATGGTCTGGATTTACGACAAATGGCTTGTGGGCGATCCACAGTCCAACTCCATTGGCTACTTTGTGCAAAACACTGGTGAGCATTGGGGTCAGCAAGTGCGCTGGGAATTTGGCACGCTGATCGTCTACAACGAAAGCAATGGCGCGATCTTCAACGAACTTGAGCTGGTCAGTTTAACTGGCAGTGTGGCCTTAGGCACAAACCCACAGATCAGCACCAGCTATAGCGTGGATGGCAAGTCATGGAGCCAAGACCGCTACATTACTGTTGGCACAACTGGAAACACCGCAAAGCGCCTAGCATGGTTTCAGCAAGGCCACATGCGCAATTGGCGCATCCAGCGCTTCCGTGGTGACAGCGATGCCCATGTGTCGTTCATCCGTCTTGAAGCCCAGATTGAGGCATTGGCATTCTGATGGCAACTGCACCACAATCCCGCAGACTTAATCTGACGCGAGACCAGCTCGCAACGTTTCTGACTGACCAGCAACAGATCAGGCAGTTTGAATTGCTGTTTTCTACTGTGGACGAATTGCAAGTTATCACAGGAACTGACTTTGAGTATCAGGCAGACACGGCAGCAGCCACCGCAAACGAGGCACTGGCACAGATCAGTTCGCTGGCGCAAGACACATCAGTCGATGATGCCGTCCTGAATTCTAAAGTGCAGCAGGCCTTGGATGCTATTCCAAGATTGGCCCAAGCACTTGACTTGCTTGCACTGGCTCCTGTGCGCAACAATATCGAACTGGCGCACGATGTGAATGGCATCCTGCCTTATGCAAACCAAACCGCCTCAGTGCGATCTAATCAGGTGCTCACATGGCTTTCGATGTAATTACACCAGCAAAACTTGGCCAAGCGGCCATCACCACAGGCGTGACCACGCTGTACACCGTACCGGCCAGCACACGCACGCTGCTCAAAGAATGCAGCATTGCCAACACCACGGCAGCGGCCATCAATGTTCGCGTGTTTTTGGTTCCATCCGCAGGATCGGCAGGCACTGGAAATGCATTCCTCTACGATGTGCCAGTACCAGGTAACAACACTTTGCAATATAACGGCATTGAGGTGCTGAACGCAGGTGACACAATCCAGATTCAGGCGGCATCTGCTGGCCTGACCATCATCGCAAGCGGTGGCGAAGCCACATAAGGAGAATGAAATGACCGTATCAATCAAGGTTTTGATCCCACCAAAACAGGCTGAAAATGCCCAGACTACGCAATACACAGCAGTCAACTGCAAAGCGCTGATTGACAAATTCACAGCCACCAATACCACGGCAGGCAATGTGACCATCAGCGTCAATCTAGTGACCAGTGGTGGCACAGCTGGCACAGCCAACTTGATTGTTGACACTCGCAGCATTGCACCAGATGAGACCTACACATTCCCAGAGTTGGTTGGCCAAGCACTGGAGTCTGGCAGTTTCATCAGCACCATTGCCAGCGCAGCCACATCACTGACCATCCGCGCATCTGGCCGCGAAATCACTTAATCAAGGAGAACAGCATGGACAAATTCATGATGATGCCCAAGGGCTTTATGGGCTTGCCGATGGAGGAAGAATTCATCACCACAGCCGAGAACAAGAAGAACACCCAGATCGCCATCGACGACTGGATGCTTGGACCTGAGAATCCAAGTAATGAGCCAACGGCTAACAAAACCTACTGGATCGCTGTTGGAAAGGCCATGCAAGTTGACGAAAAAGAGGCTCGTCGTCGTCGGTGCTCGAACTGCGAGTACTACGACAACAGCACCATGACGCAGGCCAAGATGGAGCGCATTCCCCGCAATGAGTGGGACACAAATGCTGGTTTCCGTGGTTACTGCACCAAATTCGAGTTTATTTGCCACGACCTTCGCGTCTGCCAAGCATGGGAAGAACGTGAATTTGAAATGGAAGATTGACCAAATGTCAAAATGTGGGAAAATAGAGCCGCTGAGTCTATCGGGCCACCAGCAGCTCACCCTTAACAGGAGTTGCACATGATTGGTATCGAATGGCTCAAAGAGAACCTGCAAAGGGTTTTCATGTTGCCTGCGCCAGTCGTGGAATGGCTCGTCATGGTCTACGATGCCATTCAGGTGTTTGACGATATTGCCGATGGCGATACAGTTGAGCGCAAAGACCTGAATGCGACCATCTGGAACACACTGGTGGGAATGCACCAGAACCAATTTTTTATTACAAACAGCCATCATCTCGTGCCATTGCTGGCAACAGCAATCATGAAGTGGCAAGCCTCAGACCATGCCGAGCGTGAAGGTGATGCCGATGCTAGATCATTTGTCTGGCGTGCAGGCTATTACGACCTGATTTTGATGGCCGTCTCACTTACGCATGGACCAGGCTTTGCCACAAAGAATGCACATTTGGTCATGGAGTTATATGGCGAGAAATTTGAAGACTACATGAAGGAGTTCGGCAATGCCTGATCCAGTCACAGCCCTAGTTGTTGGTGGAACCCAACTCGTCGGAAGTTCAATGCAGGCCAGCGCAGCTGGGGATGCAGCAGCAATCCAATCTGGAGCAGCTCAACAAGGCATTGAAGAACAACGCAGGCAATTTGATGCCATGCGTGAATTGCTCAAACCTTACACCGAAGTCGGTGTCCCTGCACTTGCTGGCCTGCAACCATATGCGCAAGCAGGAGCGCCAGCACTTGAGCAACAGCAGGCTTTGCTTGGACTGCGTGGTCCAGAGGCTCAACGTGCGGCTATTGCAGGCATTGAGGGTGGCGCTGGATACCAAGCCCAAGTCCAAGCTGGCGAGGAAGCATTGCTCCAGCGTGCATCGGCCACTGGTGGCCTGCGTGGTGGCAACATCCAAGCCGCGCTTGGCCAATTCAGACCACAAATGCTGCAACAAGAAATTGAAAGACAGTATGGTCGATTAGGTGGCTTGGCCGATATTGGTCGTGTCACACAGCAAAACTTAGCTCAGATCGGTCAGTCCTCAGCAGCTGGAACTGGCTCGGCAGGCTTGCAAACAGGTACCAATGTGGCCAACTTGCTGTCACAGCAAGGCGCAGCCCTAGCCGGTGGTGAACTTGGCGAGGCTAAGGCCTATGGACAGCTCTTCAATCTACCAGCTCAGTTCCTTGGTATGCAAATGGGCGCAGGTGGTGGAAAATCTGTTGGAACACCAGGCTTTGGTAATCTTTTTAGTGATCGTCGTTTAAAGAAAAACATCAAGAAAATCAGCACACGACCTGATGGATTGAACATCTACGAGTTTGATTACATTTGGGGTGGTGGTCGTCAAATTGGCCTTATGGCACAGGAAGTGCAAAGCGTGTATCCAGACGCTGTGTCTGAATCTGGTGGCTATTTGATGGTCAACTACAGCAAGGTCTGAGGAAAAAAACATGGCAATCAATCCATTCCAAGCACCTATCAACTACGCAGTCGATGTGCAAAGTCCATTTGAGGCTGTACTCAGTGGCTTTAAAATTGGTGCAGCTGGTGCAGAAGCACAAGCACAAGCACAGGCACGCGAAAAGGCAGCGACAGCTCAAACAGAACTAGCAGCTTTGTTTAAAAATCCAAAGGCAACAGCCACAGATTATGCGAAAGTCGCTGCTTTTTTGCCTAAAGATCAGGCTGAGAGCGTGCGCAAGTCCTTTGACATGATGTCAGCAGAGCAACAGCAAAGTTCACTTCGTAATGCAGGTCAAGTTTATTCAGCAGTAAAGTCTGGCCAGATTGATATTGCAAAAAACTTGCTTAAAGAGCAAGCAACTGCATATAGAAATTCTGGACGTGAACAAGACGCTAAAGCAGCTGAGAATTCTTTACAGTTGATTGAACTCAATCCAACTGGTGCTCAAGCAACAGTTGGAGTGATGACTGCGATTCTTCCTGGTGGAAAAGAACTGCTTGAAAATGTTGATAAAGCATTGTCAACAATTCGAGCAGAAGCCAAAGCACCATCTGAATTGAGTCAAGCCATTGCAGCAGCAGACAAAGCCATTGCAGATGCTACGACAGCGCAGGCCACAGCCACCAACGCGCCAGAAAAAGCTGCTGCTGATTCACTACTGGCAAGGGCACAGGCACAAAAAGCGCAAGTCGAGGCCAAGTACGCAGAGCAGATCACACTTGCAGACCTTAAAAAGAAAGCCGCTGACCTTGGCCTGACAAATGCACAAACTGGCTCGGCATTGGCACAAACCAAAAAACTTGGTCTGGAAAGTCAAAAAGCCGCACTTGAGTTGGAAGCACTCAAATCCACTGGTGGAATGGACCCAACCAAAACATTTGAGCAGGAAGAAAAACTGCGCAAGGAATACCAAGGTCGCACCAAGGTATATGGCGAACTGGGCACTACATTCAACAACATCAAGTCTTCGGCAGAAGCCAAGAATGGTCCAGGCGACATTGCACTGATCACCGGATTCATGAAAATGCTCGATCCAGGCTCAGTGGTGCGAGAGACAGAATTTGCCACAGCACGCGACACCGCAGGCCTGTACGAAAGACTGCTTAACACATCACAGAAATTGCAAAGCGGTCAGCTTTTTGCGCTTGATTCGAAACAGCGCCAAGAGTATGTCAATCTGGCCAAGCAATATCTGGACTCAGCTCAGAAAAAAGCAGGCGAAGACAAGAAAGCACTTGGCGTGGTTGTTAAAAACTACAGACTTAATCCTGACAACGTGTTTGGCCCAGAGGACTTAGGTGGCGGTGCTGGTCGTGGATCAGTTAATCCTCCTGCTGCTGGCCCACGCACTGTGACGGTGGACTACTAATATGGCCTATTCCATCACTACCAAAGATGGCATCACCATCAACAACATCCCTGATGATGTTGCACCAGACTCACCCAATCTAAAAGCTCGGGTTGCGGCAATTCGTGCCGGTGGTGGAACAGCAGCTCTCGAAGCACCAGCTGCAACTCCAGCACCAGCAGAACAAAAACCAATGGGATTCATCGAAGGTTTGGTCGAACAAGTCACTGGCCGCGCACGTGCAACGCCTGAGACCCAAGCGCTTCCCGAGTGGACAAGCATGCCTGAACTCAATCAAATGAGTGTGGCATCGTTCAAGACAGCTCTTGGCACACTCATGAGCAACCCCAAGGAAACGGTGCAGATTTTGCAAGCCAATTTCCCTGGTGTTCAGGTTCGTCAGGATGCTAAGGGTAACTACTTAATGCGATCGTCTGTTGATCAAAAAGAGTATGCGATCCCACCAGGCTTCACGATGGGTGACATTCCTCGTGCAGCTGGTGGCATTGCAGCCTTCACGCCAGCAGGCCGAGCCATGACCATCCCTGGTGCAATTGTGGCCGGTGGTGCAACTCAAGCGGCCATCGAAGCAAGCCAAGCGGCAACTGGTGGCAAGTTCGATACTGGCGAGGTGGTCACAGCCGCAGTCACAGGCCCAGCAGGGCAGATTCTGCAACGTGTGGCACCTCCGGTCGTCCAAGCTGTAAAAAAGGGCGTACAGCGCGTCACAGGCAAAGCTCCTACACCTGCGCCAGCAGCAGGCGCACCAGGCGCTCCAATGGGCACAGCAATGGCCCCAGAAGCACCTCCAGCAGCGCCAATGGCCGCATCAATGCCAGAAGTGGCACCAGTTGCACCAGAGATTCCAGTCGCACCAGCTGCACCAGCAGTGGCTCCAATCGTTGCAGAAGTAACCGAGGAGGAGGTCGGCAATCTGGTCAAGAAGGCATCCGGCACAGGCTTTGGCTCGGCTGGCGCACGTGACCGTCTGGCTGATCTTGCTCAGGTCAACGTGGCAGCCAAAGAAGCAGCCGATCGCCTTGGCATCCAACTGCCTGCCGATGTATTCAGCGACAACCCACAAGTCAGAGCAGCCGCAGGACTGACCAGATCAGCCGCAGGCACTGAGGCCGAGGCAGCATGGCGCAACACCGTCACGCAAGCCGTGGACAAGGCTGACAATGTAATCAAGCAATTCGATGCCACATTTGTCGAAGGCGCAGTCGCACCTGGCGTGGTATCGCAAAAGATCAAAGACTCGCTGACAGCAACTCGTTCAGACCTCAATGCACAGGCAAGCAAGGTCTACAACGCAGTCGACGAAGTGGTGCCAAAGACATCGGTGGTGGAACTGCCAAAGCTCAAAGCAACCCTTGACACTGTAAAGTCCGAAGTGGGTGAGAAAGGCATGTCAGCAGCCGAACGCAATCTGGCCAAGATGATCGATGAAGGCAACATCACGTATGGCCGACTCAAGCGCGAGAAAACACTGATTGGCAACGCCATCAACAAAATGGAGTCACCCTATGGCAGCATGGCCGAGGCAGACCTCAAGCGTCTGTATGCGGCACTCGCTGACGATCAACTGACAAACGTGGGCAACATCGGTGGCGAAGAACTGCGCCAGCAACTACGTGCGGCAAACCTGCTATATGCCAAAGAGCGTGCATTGGGAAATCGCATCGTGAATGCATTTGGCCAAGACATCGAGGGAAGCGTGGCCAACAAGATGCGCACCGCCATCACAGGCGCTGCCAAGGGTGATGCTGGCGAGTTCAATCGCCTGCTCAAAACTGTCCCAGAAGACTTGCGCAAAGAGACTATTGCCACCGCACTGGCATCTGTCACACGCTCGACCAGAGGTGCTGAAAAGGGCAACTTTGGATTCTCTGAGTTTGCCGACATTTATCCTAAACTGCGAGCCAATCCACCAGTCTACAAAACCATTGTTGACACATTGGGCAAAGACTCGGCAGATGTACTGCGCGACCTGTATGAGGTCTCCAAGCGCGTCACAGAGGCCAGAGCCAATGTTCTGACCACCGGCAAGGCAAATCAAGCATTGCTGCAAGGATTGCAAGCAGAAAGTCTGATCGGTAAGGTCATGGAAAGCACACTGGCAAAAGGTGCATTGACTGGTGCCGCAGCAATGGGTGGTCCTATTGCAGCCGCAGCCACATCGGTGATCACTGGAGCCATGACACAAGGCAACAAGGATTCACTAAAAGCAGCAGGAAAACTGTTTGCTGATGAAGGATTTCAAAAACTTGCCATTGAAGCAGCTACTAGAGGAACACCAAGCGAAGCTAGCATTCGTCGCACAGCCATGTCACAATCCTTCCAGAAATTCGCAGACGCAGCCAAACTGCCAAAAGCATTGGACGCAAGGATTCAGTGGTTGCAAACAGCAACCCAAGCCGAGCGCCAATTCGACCAGGAGAACCAATAAATGTCCACGATTGAAGTTCAACCACCGTACCCAGCATTTGCTGGCGCTGATGGTCAGCCATTGGAGAACGGCTACATTTGGATCGGCACAGTCAATCTGTCACCCCAGACGAATCCAATAGCAGTTTATTGGGACGCAGCACTGAGCATTACAGCGCCTCAACCAATTCGCACACTTAATGGATATCCATCACGCAATGGAACTCCTGCGCGTTTCTACGTTGCTAGCGACTACAGCATTCAGGTGCTGGATTCAAAAGGTAGCGTGGTCTATACATCTTTGAATGACAATTTATCTGGTAATGGATTTGTAGCATCAAATGCGACTGGCAATGGTACGCAGACAATTTTTGCAGTGTCATCTGTGCCAAGTGCAATTTTCATCAATGGCGTATACCAAAATCAAAACACTTATACAGTGGCTGGCGGTAATGTCACATTCAGCCAAGCGCCCCCATTAACCTCGATCATCGAGTTCTTGATCTAAGGAGAAAGCAATGTTAAAAACAGTTGGATCAGTATCAACACGCACAGGCGATCAAACAATCGTCAACGGTAACTTAGTCATTGGCACTGCTGGTCAAGGCATCGACTTTTCAATCAATCCAGCAGCGCCTGGTGCAACTAGCGAGTTGCTAAACGATTATGAAACAGGCACTTGGAGCGGTGGTATTTCTTTTGGTGGCGCTACGACTGGAATAACGTATAGCAACTTTGCTGGGTACTATACAAAGATTGGCAATGTTGTTACTGTAAGTTGCTACATAAACATGAGCAACAAAGGTTCTGCAACAGGGGCGGCCAGAATTACAGGACTTCCATTTACAAGTACAAGTCCCGCAAATACATATGCTGCACCAGCACTTTGGTTTTCTAATTTGACATTTTTAGGTCAAGTTTGTGGGTATGTAAATGTTGCTGACACAACAATTGATTTATTTCAAACGACAGAATTAGGCGCTGCATCTGCATTGACAAATACAAATTTTGCCAATAACACAGCTTTTATTCTAAATTTGACATACAGAGCCGCATAAGGAAAAACCATGTCTTTGACTAAAGCGTCCTACTCAATGATTACTGGTGCGCCAGTAAACGTAAAAGACTTTGGTGCTGTGGGTGATGGTGTAACGAATGATACCGTTGCATTAGTTGCGGCAGCTGCGGCATTACAAAGTAATCAAACACTTTATTTTCCAAGTGGTACATATTTAATTTCTTATCAAGGCTCTCCATATAGCAGCGTAAATGGAAATGTAGTAATGAACTTTAATGGTTTATCAAACATTTCTTTTATAGGAGATGGTGCAACTATCAAAGTTAACAACCACAACATAACAACAAATGGTGGTTTACGATTTGCAAATTTTAAGGCTTGTCAAACTGTAAGCATTTCTGGTTTTAATTTTGACATGACATTTACTGGTGTAAACACAAGCGCTAGTTATTATCCATTTTGCGGTGCTATCACAGGCATTGATGACATTGACGATGGTCAGACGCAAGATGAAATCAACGGCACATTTACAATCACCAACTGTACGTTTAAGTTGTACCATCCTTATGGCCAATTTGCTCAAAGCGGAGCGCCATATAGTGGTGATCCAAACAACGGATACAAATTGTTTTCAGTGTTTGTTTCCGGCCCTTATCTTGGCAGCACTTACGCTTCTCAGTGCCGTAATATTACGATTCAAAATTGCGGTACAAAAAACGGACATAACGCATACGGATTTTGGATTTGGGCTTGGAACAACGTAAGCATTAAAAATTGTTTTGCTGAAAACTGGGTTGGTAAATATTCAAACGCTGCTGGCACATTACTTGGTGGCGGTCTAGCTTTTATTCGATATCATCAGTGGTTATGCTCTGGAATTGAAATAGAAGGTTGCAATTTTGTTGGTAAACCTTGTTCTGAAAGAACTGTGTCTGGATATCAAGGAAGTTCTCATTTTGTTACTTTGGACACAAATTTAACTGGTGATTACAAACACGGTCAATCAATTGTTACAAACAACAATGTAATTCTTGGAAATGGTGATGCAGCCAATTCTTTAGAAGATTATGGTGTTGCTAGTTTTGTTTATGGTCAGGTCACAATTGAAAATAATAATTTCAATGGTATTTTTGACACTACAAATGCCTATGGTGGAATTCAAGTGTTTTCCAATAGTTTTGCTGTTGGTGGTGATGGTGAAAGTGCGCTTGTAATTAATGGAAATATCTTTGGAAGAGCAAGTAGTTATTTTGACAATATTCGTGTAGCTAATGGCAGAAACGAAAGCGAATACCATCGTAGAGTTAAGCAACTTGTTGTAACAAATAACATCAGTCAATCACAAGCATCGTATTTTTTTGACCTTGATGGTTTTAACTCAGCAACTTATGTTGGATGTAGAAATACTACTATCCAAGGCAACGTAGTCGATGGCACATATAACACTCTTTATAACTCTGCAAACACAAATTCAAGAGCAATTAATTACAACTCAAACGTTAGTACAGATCAAGCAACTATTTCACTAAATCAAATACGTAGTAAATATTACGGACTTTTGACCACCGCAGGCTCTGTTTCCAATTCTCCATTTATGTCAAATAACTTGCTTATCAATGTAACTATTTCAAATCTTGTTGGTATTCTTTGGGATACTACTGATGGCGATCCTAATGGTTTTATATCTGCAAAAGTTGGTTCCCTTCTTACCCGCACAACCGGTGGCGCAGGCACTACCCTTTACATCAAAGAATCTGGTTCTGGTAATACAGGCTGGGTAGCAAAATAAACACTTTCAGGAGTAAATTATGGCAATGAAAAAAACCATCTCTGTCAACGCATACAACAGAAATATCGACATACCAAATGTTTATATCAAAGTTGGAGATGTTGTTGGAAACAAAAGTTTTGTTGAATTCGAGGTTATTTTTAATGAAGACTCAACTTTTATAAAAAAAGAAAATTACACATTTACACCCGACATGCAGGGTGAAAATTTTGTCAAGCAAGCATATGAGCATCTTAAAACCTTGCCAGAATTTGCTGGCGCTGTAGACTGTTAAACCGTACCAGTTCGGACAACTGGAAACCTTAATGTGTAGCGGGATAGCTACACTGGAAACAAGGAAACATCATGTTAGAAAAAATTGTATCTGTCGATTTGATTGAAGTCGTTGAAAACGGTTGCATTCAAGTTCGCACTAAGATCGCCATCATGGAAGATGGAAAACAAATTAGTGGCCAGTTTCATCGCCACGTTGTTGTGCCTGGTGCTGACTACAGCGCTGAAGATGCAAAAGTGCAAGCAATTGCCGCTGCTGTCCACACCTCTGACGTAATCGCAGCATATCAAGCAGCCACCGCTGCACAAGGAGTCTGAAATGGCCGGTAATTCACAAATCGCATTTGCACCCCTTGGCAAGACCATTGTGGTAGCAGCAGCTGGTACAGCACCCACAGGCGTGCAGGCTCCTGTCTATGAGAAGTTCAACCCTCAGAACGCAGGTCAGTATCGCTTCATCAACAATGGCACGACCACCGTATTTTTGGGAACTGGCCCTACAGCTGCACTAGCCCAGGCTGCTGCCGTTGCTCCAGTGGCTGGAACGCCTTCAGACGCCATTGTGCTAGTGCCTGGTGCAGTTGAGGTCTTGCGCTTCAACATTGACACCTTCTTCAGCGGCCTGTCAAGCTCGGCAGCCACGGTCTATGTTACGCCAGGCCAAGGCCTCTAATGTTGGGAGCTGACACAATGGCAGTAGAAAGCAACGAGATCGACCTTGTCAAATATGGCGTGCTCTGGCAGAAAGTGCAGGACATGGACAAAAAAATGGACAAGGTAGAGCGCCAGCTCGAAGAACTGGTGGCGCTGGCCAACAAAGGTCGTGGAGGCCTTTGGTTTGGCATGACCATTGTCTCTGGGGTTTCTGCCGTGGTCGGTTACTTACTGAACTATTGGAAGCATTGAAATATGTACTTGCGATGTTTTTAACACTATCGCAAGTTTCATCAACTGAATATAGATGCGTCCGATGGGCATGGACCGGTGATGTTTTTAATCGCAAAGTAGTATGCCTTGAGTGGAAAAAGGTAGAGCGAAAATGATCGATCCCATTACAGCCCTAGCAGGACTACAAAGCGCAATCAGCGTAGTCAAGAAAGCCAGCAAGGTCGCAAATGACCTGGCTGGTTTAGCTCCGTCTATTGCCAAGATGTTTGATGCCAAAAGCGTGGCCACCAAAGCAATGGTGGAGGCTAAGCGTTCTGGCAACAAGTCAAACCTTGGCACAGCACTACAGATCGAGATGGCGCTCGATGAGGCCAAACGCTTCGAAGCTGAATTGATGATGCTATTTCAGGCCACTGGACGCGCTGACGTTTGGCAGAAGATCAAAGAGCGCCAGCAGCAAATGGACATCGAAGACGCGCATCTAGCGCGCCAAGCCAAAGCCGAAGAAAAAAAGCGCAAAGAAGATGAAGCCGAGCAAATGGCGTGGGCCATTGGCATTGTCGTCATTGTGATGTTTCTTGGTGCAATTGGCTGGGGTATTGCTGAGATTCAAGACATGTGTGCCAGAGCAAGGTGTGGTCGGTGAATGAGTACCAAAAGCAATTTGACCTCTTTCTCAAAATCTTCGTGCGTATGTGCATTGCCTGGTACGTCTTGGGCCTGCTTAAATTCTTGCCGGACGAGTTGGCCGACAAGGTTGTCAATAAACTACTTGGGATGATTGGACTATGAGCGACGAAAAGCCAGCAGACGTACTAAGCAAGGTGCTGTCCTATGTGGACAGCCCATTCAAGCTGTTTGCGCTGATACTCATGGCGGTTTTTGCGTTTGCTGGCTACTTTGTTTGGCAAAACCAAGAACTGCTGATGGGGGCGTACAAAGAGTCCAAGAAGATGCCCAGCATTGTTGAGGACAGAGTGGAAGACGCAGCTGCCCACCTATTCAAAACCACCAACGCCACCATTGTGGCCGTGTTCAAAGTAAACCCCATGTTTGGCACCAGAGTGCTGTATCGCGCCTACACCAAAGAAGGCCGAGACAAAACAAATGATGGGCTTGATGTTGGCCTGTTTACCCAGAACGCAGCCAACAACGCTGATGTGGTCAAGCTGATGGCCAGCGAGATTCCTTGCGGTGAATACCGATCAGCGCAATCCGAGATGGGCCTGTGGTACATCGCCAAGGGTGTCACATACACTTGCCGAATCAGCATCCCACCTGACCCGAACAGGTTTGTTGGCCAAATTACTGTTGGCTGGGATAATGAACCAACCGACATTCAGGTGACAAGAACCATGATGGAAATTGCAGCAACCATGCTTTCAAGGAGCAAACAATGATTGGACTCGACGCAATTCTGAACGTGGGCGGCAAGCTCATCGACAAGCTCATTCCAGACCCAGAAGCCAAGGCCAAAGCGCAACTGGAGCTGACCAAGCTGGCGCAAGATGGTGAGCTGGCAAAGATGGCCAATGACATCAAATTGGTGGAACTTGAGAACGCCAACACAGACAGCGCGCGCGACATGAACGCCAAGGTGCAGGAATCCACCAACGCATCATGGCTGGCCAAGAACACAGCCTACGCGCTCGATATTGGCATTGTCACGGCCACCATATTCTTGGCGTGGTTTGCATTCATGAAGGGCGTGCCAGAGGCCAACAAAGAGCTGGTCTATATGGCGCTCGGCTCACTCATCACAATGTGCGGCACCGTACTGAACTTTCACCGTGGCAGCTCTCAAGGCTCCAAAGACAAAGGTGGTGAAATTCAAAAACTCAAGGACATGAAATGAACCTCACACCTCACTTCACACTCGAAGAGCTGACGGCATCAGAGACCGCAGAACGCAACGGCTGGGACAACAGCCCCAATGATACAGAGCTGGCCAATCTGACGCGCCTGGCAGACTTTCTGGAGCAGGTGAAGGTGGTGCTGGGCGGAAAGCCAATCATGATCAGCTCAGGCCTGCGCACAAAGCTGGTGAATGATGCGGTTGGAAGCAAAGACTCCAGCCAGCACCGGACTGGTTGCGCTGCCGACTTTAAGGTGCCAGGCATGACACCAGATCAAGTGGTCAAGGCAATCGTGGCCAGTGGCATTGGCTACGACCAAGTGATTCGTGAGTTTGACCGTTGGACCCACATCAGCATCTCCAACAGCGAGGACACCAGCCCACGCAAGCAGGCGCTGATTATCGACAAGGCTGGCACCAGACCTTACGCATAAGTGGCCACCACAATCGCCACGAAAGCCATCCACAGCACGCCAAGGATGGCAATCAACAGCCAATAAGAAAAGCGCCTGAGAAGGCGCTTAGATGTTGAAGGCTTAGGATCACAAGAAATGCGCACAGGGCAATCACGGCCCTGAGTGCAATTGCCGTATTCATCGCAGCAGTTCACGATGACCACCAAGCCACCAAAGTGACCGCCAAGCCAACGCCAATGGCGAAGGCCAGCACATAGCCTGCCACGCGCTCCCAAAGTGACTCCTTGCGGCCATAACCCTGCACCCATGTGCAGTCTGCAAAATTACGTGGTGTTTGAAAGTTTGAGTTTTTCACGATCAGCTCCTTGCTGGTTGGTTAATGTGCCCACAGTATAGCACGAAGTCCCACAATCAATGTAACTAGGGATAAACCCTTACATTGAGGTTATCTCCACATCATGCGGCCTGCGCTTGCCATCGAGTAGATCGTGCAGGCGCTTTTCAGTCAATCGGTGGCATCGATACATGGTGCGAGCAGGCAACATGTTCAGAAGCTCGGCATAGTCGCTCAGAATCGAGCGTACAGCCTGAATTCCTACCCCATCCATACGAATGGTGCCACCAGCCCTGTTTCGCTTGCCAGCGACCGCCAAAGCGGTAATGGCATCCATCAGCAAGCCACTGGAGTCCTCGCAGACTTTCATCTCGACCACCAGCGTCTCCATGAGGTTGATCGCATCGCTGACGACTCGCCAGTCATCCGTGGTGGGCGCTGGCGCGGTCTCCATTGCATGCAGGCCTTGGTACATCATGGTGAGCTGGTGCGTGCGAAACTTCTCAGGCAACGGCTCGGTCGGACTGGCCATCATCTCGTCGAGGATGGTGTAGTGCCTTGGCCTTGGCTGTGGCTTGCGTTTTCGCATCAATAACCTCGCCAAATGCGAACATCAACCAGCCACAGCGAGACAAAGAACTCGCCACCAGAAAAGCCAATGCCAAACACCGGCCACTTGTGCATCAACGTGTCGATGCTGATGTGAATCTGCTTCTTCATGCTTTGGTCTCCTGTGCTTGCTGGCGCTCCAATTCCATCTTGACGCAGTGCAGAATCTGCGCGGCCAGAGTGCGCGTGTTGCGCTCGGCCATCTTGCGCAGCTCGAT